GGGCGTAGGTTGCCCCGGCGTAGAGCAAGTGCGACGCGGAACACCTAATCGCGGTCGCTTAATGAGTCCGAACCGTGGGGAGCCTAACAGGGGGCGGTAGGTATTTATATATTCGAGATATTGTTCGTTGTTTTTATTGTACTAAAACTTTGCGGCGTAGTCGAGTGGTCGTGGTGGTGGGTGATATCGCCGATGTTAATTCCGCTTTCGGCCATTGGATTTCTGTATTGCATTTTATTGGTGCTGAGAGCCTAACCGTGGGGGATAATTAAAATGACAAGTGCAAGTAAAACTAACAATTTGTCTATGCTGGAAAGACTAGAGAAAGAGCACCCGAAATTGCACCGACTAGTTGTTGATTTCGAGGGCTCTATTCCCGGGCCAGCCCTTCATCAATTCTCGGTCGCAGAAGATATGACTACTGGAGTATACAAAATAACCTTCCGGGTAGACCCGAAGAAACTCACATGACTGGCGTACCCCTAGACGACCTACAACTAGGCGACACTATCCAGATATCGGTAAGCGATGCCTTTATCATTGGCATATTCACGGGATACGGAACAGTCTACGAGGGCAAGAAGAAAATCTGGGTTATCTATGTAGGCCACCGGCCCATACCGACCAAACTAATTCACTCAATAATGTACGCGACAGAGGACAGTATACGCGATGCCGAAGGCGAAAATACATAGCTTCACGGGCTACGAAGATTCTGGCGTAACTCTTATGGCGCGGGTCCGTGGTAGCGACGGCGAATATCTTTTGGAGGATCGGGCCGAGCGGACCCATAGCAGAGAATAGCTGGCGTAGGAGTAAATCCTTTACGCTACCCTTGGCGTATTGGGAAACCTCGCCTATTAGCTGGCCAAAGGGGGTGCCGGACATGGCGCCGCGTAGTTGCGGACCTACCATGCCCGTAAAGTTCTTGGCAAGTCGCTCTAGCTTTCGTGAGTTGCCCCGGCCCTTAGCGTGTCGCTCGTATTCTGTGACAAGCTGGCCTAGAGAAGAGGATTGAAAAGCCTTACGGGTTGCTCTTTGTGTCTGGCGGATAATTGCCGCCGGTATCTTTGGTATCGCCAATGGGTTCCATCCGTGTCCCCCGGATTACTTTTTCTTCTTTTTCGACTTGGGTTTAGCTTTCCCCTCTAGGGCTCTGACTCGGGAATAGATGTCGTTAATGCTAGCTAGGTCCGCAGACTGCCATTCCTGGCATCGCTCGCCCCGCCTACCAACTTCCTTCTCTAGGCATTCGATTTCCCCCTCAAGTTTCTTGATTTTCCCAGCGGATTGTTGGTCGAAAAGCAACCAGTGTTTGACCGCTCGCCAGACCAATCTCCTGCGCCATAGCCAGACTTCCATTCGCTTACCAATCCAAACCCGAAGATCCCGGCGACCGCCATCAATAACTAACCTAATTCCAGACGAGTGGTCTAGGCAAACTCCAGTGCGAGTCCATTCCGTGGCCTCGTTTTTTAGGCTGTTGGCAATTTGTCGGCTAAGTCCCATAATTGGCTCCTGTTCCTATAGTATACCATAAAAGGGGGTAAAAAGCAAGGGGGCTACCAGCGGGCGGGTTTGTCGTCGCCGTCGAACTTGAATAACCCAGCGAAAAGCATTACCATAACAACCCAAACGAATAGCGGGGCGAATGCCAGGCAGCAAAAGACTGTATACTCCCTATCGCTAATCATCCATTTCATTTCACGCTGCCAGAAATGTATCCTAATTCCGGCATACCCTACAACAGAACACGCCAGCCAGCCCGCTAGTATCCAGTATATCATGGGTTATTCCTTGAGTTCACTTATTGCCGTGAGTGCTTCTTGAACTTTGACCCATATACAGCCAATTCGATGATGATAACCACTCTGCGAAAATGCCGGGCAGGTACAAGTGTCAAACTCCTTAATATCTCCTAACGCTTCCTCGGCCAAGGATAATACTCTCTGCTGTTTCTCCAGCTTGGGGCCTTGCTCACCATCGGCCCATCTTGGCTGTAGTCCGTCGCTCATGGCTGGACCCCGGATTGATCGTGGAGTGTTAGGGCGTCCAGCAACTTAAGGATATCTTCGTATCCTTCCCACTTTCCAGCGGCATAATCTGATTGATTTTGAAGCCCCGTATATCCAGATTGCATAGTCTCAATCTTCTCCCGAAATAGTTTTATCTGTATCTCGCTCATTACTTCTCCCGTTCTGTAGATTCGTAAACAGCCGTTGCTCCTTCTATCCGATACCAAGCCTTTCCCGCTGGGCAAGGCAGGGCTATCTTCTCAGGTGGAATAACGCCTTGAAGTTCGTGGATAATGCCATCCAATGGTCCACCAATTAACTTGATCGCACGGTTCATCGTTTCTCCTGGGTTTTACATATGGCTTCGAGTGCTTCAAGGGATGTAGCCCGTGCGGCCATAACCGAGCACCCCGACTTGTGCATACCGCCCTGGCCTGCAAAGCATGTTGGGCATACGTCAATGACAAGGATAGCCTCCAGGACTTGCTCGCAATCGCCCAGCGCCACCTCTGCTAAACCGAGGGCCCTTTGCTGTTCCTTTAGTCGGCGGTGCTTTTTCACTTCGTCCACTACTCTTTTCACTACCGTTGAGGTATCAATTCCGGCTTCTTTAAGTTCCTTGCGAACTTCCTCCTGGGTCATTTGGTCGATTGTGTCTCGCTCGCTCATTTCCTATCCCTTTTGCTCTGGTTCCAGTCCTTTCGTCCACTTGTTGGCTTGCGGCCACGGGTGAAACGGTTGATACCGACAGATTTTCGCGGGGTCGCGGCTCCGGCTGGCTGCTGGAAACTCGGGGCTACGGTTCCGCTTAGGTATGAACTCATCATTAGATATCTCTCGGCGTCTACGCAGTCATCGTCTTTTTTGAGCGGTTCTGGTCTCGCAGCCTGCGGGTTCAGTCCGGTGACGGCACTCTTGCGCCAACGGTAGGTTCTCATTTGCCGTGCCAATATCGGGCACCTTTCGCGGTCTACAAATAGCCTGGGCTCGCCTAGCGCCTCGTTGATTTTCAAGTGCTGCCGGACGCACTCTATCCCACTATATACACCATTGTTGGCTGGAACGCAAGGGACTTTCATGCGGGCAAATTCGGTAAATAAATCAGGTCTCGACGGGTCAGCAAAAGTGGGGCCGAAGTTTGGGCTGTTCAAATCCCACGGGAACTTATCGTTTATCGCCTGTACGTGGTCGGATAGCAAAACGTGCTGCTTGTTGCACCAGTATTCGTCGAAGAAGTGATAGGCCCCCACGGAATCTACGTAGGCCCAAAGTGTTACGAAGGGGTGTTCGCTGCTCGCCCCCCAGTCTATTGCGCGATAGTATTTTACGCCGCGCGGGTGTTTCTGGCCGATAGGTTTGCAATGTACGGCGGGGTTAAATGTGGGATAGATAATGCCTTCATAACTGGCCCGAGCGCCTATCATTCGCGTGTCTTGCATTTCCTCGGATACGCTGCCAAAGAACTCGTAGAACCAGTCGCGGTCTACGTGGCCGGCTTCCATAGCGCACTCGGTATTGCAGCGGTAGATTCTCCAGCCCTCGGGGAGTTTGTCCTGCTCTATCATGTCCTCTATTTCGATAGATAGCATAGGGGCGATAGGCGTATATTCGCAGAACTTAGAGCCCGGAAAGTTGTAGTGTGCTTCTCGGCAGCCGCGTAGGATTTCCAGTAGAATCTCGAAAGGAAACTGCTCGGACAACATTACCCCGCCGATAGCTCGGGCCTGCATTTCTGACCGGCCCTGCTCGTAGCTCTTGAACTCTAGCAGCCAGTTCTTGTTGGGTTTGCCGGGCCAGGGAAGCAACGGAACGGAAAGCGGTAGGTCGAGCTTAGAGTTGTAGTACGTTATCCGACCCCAGTCTACCTCGGACTCTGGGATATGACCGTGACCACTTCTTGGGCTTAGTTTTTCTTTCCAGACCGAGTTGATAATCTGAGCGTATGTTCCGCCTACGATCCAGAACGGGGTATCGCGTCTTGGGGGTGCCTGCCGCTGCAAAACAAAGTTGACTAGCTTATGTACTGCGGCCGCGCTAGTGCCGCTAGCGTTCCCCCCCACCAGGAGGGAGAAGCCCTTGTCGCGGCTGTTTACGAACGCGGTTTGCTCGTCGTATCTAGCGGGGTTATCGGGCCTCGGCTGGAACGTATTATAATAGTCGCCCGCTGCGTCCGCTGCTTCGCTAGGTATCTCTTGTGTCACTTGGTTTCATTCCTGCCCCCGAAATAGTTTGTTTTGATTTTAGCTTATTTATTTCGACGTGGAGTTCGACGATAATGCCCGCGTATTTTTCTCTGGCCTCCTCGTGTGTGTCTCGGACAAGAATGATATTCGCCAGTTCCTCTGGTGTTGGTATTGGGCCTGCGAATTCGCCTTCAAGGTAGCATGCAATAATCTCCGGGTCATTGCCTACGTAGCAGATTCCACCTTCGTCGACCTCCAGGACAATCCGGTCATTATTGCTGCCGTCGCTTCTCCACCAGTACCACCCGTCCTCTAGTTCAGATAGGGAGGCTATCTTTCGATATTTCATTTCTTGGCCTCCCGCTCCTCCCGCCAGCGTTTTATGATAGCGTCAGACTGGGCGCGGAAGTATGCGTGGTATTGTTCGTCGGTCCAGTCGCTCATTTAGGCCCCTGCTTTTCGTTCAGCCATTCGGTAAGCCAGTCTCTCAACTTAACTACTTCCGGGACCACTAGGTGGATATCTAGGGAGCGATCCCATGTCCCATCAGCGCCTATGCTATTGGGTTCGATTTCTAAGGAAATAGTCGGGCGCTCGTCTTCCAGATATCCAATGGGGGCGCAAGATAGCTCTCGCTTGCCCTGATATCGGCTTCCCTCAGTTTCAATTACTAGTCCCATTATTCCTTGGCCTCGTATAGCTCGCAGTTGCCGTCTGTATTGATTTCTCGGCAATTGCGACGCCTACCACTCTCGCTCTTAGCCGCCCCGGTAACTGGGTCAACTCGCTCCTTCTCTAGGGTCTCTGGGTGGTTGCAATAATGGCTGTGCCATGGCTCGGCCCGCGATACCCCGTTGTGGTGCTTGCATTCTACGCAGATATTCATGGGTTCCCCCATGTTCTCCGGTATAGCTTTCCTTCTTGGTCGACCTTAATTCCAACGCCCTTTACGCCCGTACTCATAAGTACGCCATGGGGGGAAATTCGGAGAAGCGACATTACCATGCTATCGCCCCTACGACATGATAGCCGAATCTCATCTTCACCCTCTTTCGTTAGCCAAAACTCCGTGGCGGGCTCATCTGGGTCGCTTCCTCGGACTACAAATCTAGCCATTGGGATACTCCTTTTCTATCAAGAGGTCAATATAGTGCCTGGCCTTCTCCAAATCCTGCTTGCCGCCCTTTGTCTTATAGCGACACAAATACTTTATCACATTGCCGGCGAAAAAGTCAATACCATTTTTGTGGATAAACTCTGCGGGCTGAATAGCCATGCTGGAATAATGGTCGCCGCCTACTTGGGTATCGGAGGCCAGCGCCCCTAGCATCTCGCTCCGGTCCTCCATGACGGTTTCGGCGACTTCCGTTTGGTTCTCGAATTCTGCTTTCGTGAGTATCTTTATGGCTGTTCCTCCGGTATCATTGGACGGAACAACTACTCCAGGCCCGAACGGGGTATAAATCCTATCTCCGGCCTTTAGCGGCGCTACCACCTGTTCTCCTCCCCTGCAAAATGGACATGGGCCCGTAAATGAGTGCGGGCGGTCGCATACGGCACAGATTGTATGGGGTGTCATTTTAGCGGAACCTTATGGCTTTCGTTAAATCTAATCTGTACGAGCTTGCCTAGCTCCGTTCCGCACACTGGGCAAGGCAAGTAGGCCATGCCGGGATACTCGAACTTCTTGGACGGGTCTTTATCGTAGCATTTCCAGCAAAATCCGTCGCGTTTCTCGACCACCCCCTTCTTAGGCATCTCCGACTTAGCTTTTATCGTTTTCCTGGGCAAGTCCCACTTTATCTCTATGGACTTGGGCTGGGGTTCAAGCCGTCGCTGTGTTGCCATCCCAAGGCAAAACGAAATCGCGCAGAGCAAAGTTGCGATTGCTAGGGCCACAAGAAGTTCTATCTTGGTCATGGGCCTTCCTCC